CCGCTATCTTCAGGGACTTGTAAATAAAAGACCCCCGACATATTATTATAGGGGTGACTGTGTAAACGATTACTGCTTCCCGGACCATTGACCACGGCCCACATACCTGTAATTACAGGGACTATTTGATCTATGATGGATAAATGATTCATTGTTTCTTTTGTCATTTCAATTATCTCTGCTTTTAATTTATCAAATTGTTTATCTTCATGTAAAAAATCATGGCTGTGCCAACCACCATCTGTACTTTTTCCTTCAATATTTGTAGGCTCTTTCTCTTGAATATTTTTTATAACGTCAATAAGATTTTCATAGCCTGCTAAATTTATAGAAAAGACAGGAGTAATAAATAAAGAATGAAGGTCGATTACAGATCTCCTTTTGTTATTTCCAATAGGCTTAAAGTGATGTGAATTTCATTGGCAGCGTTCGCTGTAATTTTAATCAAGTCCGATTCCTCCAAGACTAGAGGTTGCGATAAAACTTCATAGGTGGTGTCCGTAGCGATAGTCTTATCATTAGTAATTTTATAGGTTGCTGAAGCACTACTGTCTGTCCATTCTATAGTATACTCCGTAGTGTTCGCTGAATCATTGCATATAACAATAGATTTAATTACTGCTGTAGTTGGAAAAACAGGAGAAGTTCCTGTTGTACCTGGTGCTGCTGTTGGAACGGTGTAAAGGGTTGTTGGATCAGTTGTGGTTAAATCGACGCCAGCATTTTTAAAAGTATCAGCCAAGGTACCAACTCCTTCCCCCCGATTTATCTTCTATATCTTGAGAGTAAGAAGTATTTAAATTTAAAATTAATTGTTCAAGTAAACGAATCATTTGATCAAATTGACTTGGTTCATATTGGGGTGTGGCGTTAGGTAAACGAGTAATTGTTATTTTAGCCATTATCTATATCCTCCAAAAAAAGAATTTAATAACATATTATAAGGAGAGTATCCATAATTTGGCATATTCATGCCCCTTCCTGATCCTCTGTTTTGTAGCAAGCTTCCAATTCCTTCTTCTATTTTTGATAATTTATCATTTAGTCCTCCAAACCTATCTCCCAGTCCACTTAATTGTTGGCCAAACCTATCTCCTAGTCCACTTAATTGTTCACCATATCCGCCTAATTGTTCTTCAAATCCTCCTAGCTGTTCACCATATCCACCGAGTGATTCTTCAAATCCTCCTAGCTGTTCGCCGTATCCACCTAATTGTTCTTCAAATCCTGTTATCTGCTCACCCATTGGCTTGATGCCCCAGGGATCTTGATTAATTGGTCGAGGTTGAATATGTGGCAGTTGTGGTCCTCCTCGTGGTGGCCATAAACCTTTTGGTCCTCCTCCAAGTCCGAATATTCCTCCAAGACCTGTCTGGTAGGGATTGAATTGTCTTCTTTCATTAGGATTGAATTGTGTCATTATCTTCTTCCGTCTGGTCTAAGCTGCAACTTCATGGAGCCCAATCTCCAATTGGTATCATTAACCGTATTGGTAATAAAATTCAATTTTACTGATCGTCCTCTTCCTCTTACATTAATTTTAGTTGTGGTACTAGTAACATTAGCGGAAGTAACTTGACTCGTTGTTGATTGTGGGTAATCCTCTAATGTCAATGTAACCGCCAAGTTATTAGTTAAGGAAGTAAAATCAGGGACAAATTTGCTCACTGACATAAATTGATCGCCATCCGCAATTTCAATGGACCCTGTTGTAAGGGAAGCTGATAAAGCTGTTCCGTCTGCTTGGTTATTTCCTTTTTCATGATTATACACATAAGAAGCTCCTGCGGTTACGCCGTAAGGAGTATTGGTGACTCCTGTACTTGTAGTGGCATTCGCCGTTAAGGACGCATCATATTCCGTTGCAATAGGGTTTTCATAGGTATAGTTTCCAAGATACGTGGTTCTTCCTAATGTTGACGTATACCAAGTGCCTTCTAAATAATTATAGACAACAACTCTATCAATTTGCGTTGCGCTACTAGAAGGATAATACCACATAATTTCATTAAATTCAGGGTTAATGCCACAGGCAATATCATTTTTATTTGTGAAGCTTATATCATCATATACATAATCTTGTACGGAGCATGGCATTTTTTTAACAACACCATCGTACATATAGAAGGCATCGTCGCCCATCCAAAAAGCTTGACCGTTCACATCAATACACCCATGTTGCGATATCAGTCCACAGTTAGCTCCTAATTGTCGTTGACCAAAAGTATAAGGCGTTCCTATAAACTGGATACCGTGCAGGGATTGATCCGTCCATACAAGAATTTGACCCGTTGAGCGAACTGCTCCTACAATACGTGAACCATCAGCAATACGCAATGATCCTGCTTCATTAGTTGCTTTCGGTGCCCACTGCGTCAAACTTTCCCGATCAGAAAATCTAAAAAATAAATCATCCTGGGTAGCGCTGTCTGTAACTGTTGTGCAAGTGCCAAATAAAAATAAGTGTCTTGTGTCGGCGGATACCACGTTAAACCGAGAAGCAACAGGTGCTGTCGCACCGAGGCTCACGGCTCTAGTTGCAACCCCTCCTGAAGTATCCCATTGATAAGTCTCACCATTTAAAACAGTTGCAATCAAGTCTTCGCCAAAATTATCCAATGACCATTGACGAGCATATAAAGTCACGCTGGAAGAAGACCTAGGTGTACCCCATGTGCTTAATCCCCATGTTAAAACACCCCATCCATAACCATACGTGGACGTAGCATGCCCCACACTAATTTGATAATTTGCCGTTACTGACCCCCCTCCCGCCGCCGTTGTTCCCGTTGCATTGGAGGAGTACGTTATTTTATAAGTATTGGTGTCAACATATTCAGTGATTTCAAATTCATTGTTAAATTCTATGCCATCTACAACATTGTTAGTAGAACTATCATCAAATGTAACAAAGTCGCCTACCGTTGCTCCATGCGATGCATCGGTTACAGTCACGATAGGACTACCACTTACTGTCGTAAAAGGATTTGTTAAGGAAGCTGTTTCACGAATAGGTGTAATGTCATAGATAGCACCCTCAGAATATAAATAAAGTTTTCTATCTGTGCCTAAAGCAAGATACCGTGTACCATCTAAACTAAGCCATGAATGCGTATCACGGACCACACCAATAAGAGTTTCATTAGGATTAGGAAGATATTCCCATCCTTTCCATCTTTCAGGTTTTCCGTAATGAAAGCGTACTAATTCAGAATCAACATAGCGTCGATCGTCTCCTGCTGCGTAGGGGGAGTCTTGTTTATCTACACCTGGCTGAAATTTTAAATCGGTTAATTGCATGGCACAACATATTAAATTATTTCTTCTTCTGTGGCAAGAATTGAGTACCTACATTGCCTTTAAAGGCATAAGTGCCACAATGTGTCAATCCACTTGTTATATCCGCATACACGGAGCCACCAATTTTTTGCCATAGTCTACAGAAAGCATAGTCTTCTGACAAGTATCTTTTTGTATCGGGATCTATCATGGTATCAAAAAAAGCATAATTCCATGCTGATGTGTCATGATAGTCAAATTGTGTGTCATGAGGACTTCCTAAATGCTGATCCGATTTAAATTTTAATTCAGGATATGCTTTAGCCATTTTTTCAAATACTTGTTTTTTGATCAACATAAACCCTGTTGCGCCGTCTAATACTTCTATAAATCCATTTTTTACTTCTACACGTTCAGGATTTTTTACATTTAAATTATATTGAAGAGAGGAGGCGTGTAATTCATCTTCACTAATATCATTATTTTCCTTGACTCGTTTTTTAATTTTACGCCAATCAATAGTCTTTCGTGGGTATACTCCCGTTACAACATCTTTATCTAACTTGAGCATGCGTATAATGGTTTGAGGATTAAACCCTATATCCGCATCAATAAATAAAAGATGAGTGCAATTAGGCTCATCCATAAATAACTGCACTAATGTATTTCTTGCACGTGTCACTAAAGATTCATTTCCAATTGTGCCAAATTGTAGTTTTACGTTGTTAACAGCGGCAACTGATGTTAATTGCAAACAGCTTTTAAAATACTCCGCTGTAATCATTCCTCCGTAACAAGGTGTACCTACAAATATGTTAGAATCCAGCATCTTTAGAAACTTTTTGTCTATAAAAAATATTTAACGTGTAGCGAGGAGAACTTTCTCCTAGTCCCTGTAA